GTTGGGTCCTTGATTAGCACTTACCGCGGCATTGTACCAGTCAGGTTCTGGACCACGAACAACTCTAATAACAAGTCCATTCTGTTGTTTAATAGCTTTGATTTCATTAGGAAAACGGCAATCGCTGATAACAACATCATCCCGGCTTCTACGTAGTTTGTTTTCTAGGCTAGCAATCCAAATGTCATCATGAAATCCTTTACGACAAACTTCTGTTCCCCACAGTTGTAGCATCAATCTAGGAGTTAAGTTAGGCATGTTCAGTCGTTCTGCCCACCATACATCAACTTCTTCTCGCCAGGATCGAGCTTCCTTTGTGCGTCCTTCTAGCAGTGTACGATCCCATCCAAAAACTTGTGCCACTGCATCTTTGAGTGTGTTAGCAAAGCTTTCTCTTCGAAATTCATGATCATTTACTAGGTAATCCGCGGCGGTGTCTTTGCCAGCGCCAATGAGTCCACAAATGCCAATGATCATACCAGTTCCTTAATATTGAGATGTTTTAATGTAACTTGCAATAGTTCAATTTGACGTTTGCAATCTTCTAGCGCATGGTGACTAGTAGCAGGCTTAGGCAAGCCGGGGTACAAACTATATACCGTCCTTGCATCACGCACCACATAAAACTGCCACGGGATAGGTTTGCCGTAGCTCTTGTAAGCATGTTCAATAATGTTCATGTCATACGTGGGTCCATTGGCCCAAATACGTTTGCTTTGCCATATAAACTTGGATAATTCATCCAGGGCCTGGGCTAACGGGATACGCCCATCTTCTCCAAACGCTTCGTCTTTGGCAGCACCAGGTTGAGTTGCCCACCAGTCAATTGTATCCTGTTGGATACTGCGATTTTCTTGGCTCTCTAGTGTTATTCGAGCATAGTAATGTCGTCCGTGATAACCAACACCCAGCGGGTCAAAGCTTTGTGCGGCAATTGTTAAAATTGTGGTATCTGGGCCAGTGCCCAGTCCTTCGATATCTATCATAAGATCAGCCATACATCAAGTATAGCTGATTTTTTAGATTTGTGCAATCTCAGTTTATCCAACAACAAATGTCAGTGGTTGACTTCCATCTACGTAGTTTGTAAGCTGTAGCAATAGCGCATCAATTTGGGTTTGTGCTTCGCTTTTCATAGCAGTGCCGTTTAAAGTACCGCCACCTTGTGGGCCTGCAATAGTTGAAAACTTTTCACGTGCTTCGCCAATGATCATTTTGGTGGCGGCCACTGTGTAATCTCTAATCCACTGACTAATTTGATAATCTTGCAACAGGTTTGTTTCTGGTTTAAGATTGTATGTCCACAACAATATTTCTTCCCCAGATCCTTTAGGAAGACTGATTAGTTGAAGTTTTTTGGTCACAGGATTAAATGTGTAGTTAATAAAACCACCAAACATACGAGCAGCCAGTTCAACATATTGTGAATAAAAATCATATGTAGCAAGGCCGCCTGCTTGGTTAAAGTTTATCAAGTACACATTCATTTGTGCCTGGCTAAACGGATCAAAGTTACTGCCAAATGGGCCTTGAGCAATACCAAAAGTTCTTCGAAAGATTTGACGCACTTGCACAATTTCTTGAGGCAATGTATAAATGCTCAAGTTGTTGACCAACTGCATGAAGCTGTAGCTTTCTTCATACGCGGCTTGAGCCCGTTGACGATAAACGCCAAGGGCTCGAGAGTATGCCGCTTCCATGTGTGCAGGATCTACTTCAATGTCAATTATGCCGTCGCCTAGTGTCAAGCGAACATAATCGAATAAAGTGTTTTTAAGGTCAGTAAGTGTTAGTGCAGTTTCAGCCATTGGGGACTCCGTCCCCAATATTTAGCCAATTACCAGGCCCGTAGTATCACTAGATTGTCGTTACCACGTCCATTAAACTTAACTTCTGTAGATTTGATTTCTTTGAATACCTTACGTGCCGCCGGCTTTCCTGCTGACATAATTGCTTTGATTTGTTCTGCTGGCTTACGCAATGTTTTTTGCGAGCTAGATCCAGTATCAAACCCAATGATAGCACTGCCCTTGACTGTAAAACTTCCACGGTGTGCGTCACCAACCACATGGATTAGTTTACGCTTTGCAGTGTCATACAGCCAAGCTTCTGTAGCATCCACCAGTTTTACAGCAGGCTCTGATACCAATTTAAGATCTGGGAATGTCTTGAGATACTTGAACTTTGCTGTGAGTTTTTCTGGGCTCACTGCTTTCTTGGCCCGTGGCTTGCGTTCAACTTTCTTGATCTGCACATAATTTGAGCAGTCTGTAATAACTTGCTCAGCAAATTTTATCAATTGCTTCATTTGCAATTTGCCAATGTGGCTGTAACCCTCAACCAGTTGAGAGTCTTTGCCCTCCAACACTGCTTCAAATTCAGCTAATTTGCGTTTCCAAATTGTTGCAATGTTACTGACCATTTGAGGAGCTACATTTTGACCACGCAATACTGCAATTGGTTGCCATTGCATGTTTACTTTGGCATTAGCCGCAATAAAATCATCAAACAATCCATCAATATCACCTGCGGCTTCGCTCATTTTCTCACGCAACCGATCTTGAATTGTGATTTTTGCTACCACAGGAGCGTCTGGGTCTGCTTCAGTTTCTTCTGTTTCTGTTTCGGTTACTGCCAACAAGTCACGGATCAAATTTTCCAATTTAATCAGTTCATGCTCGTTCAATTCCAAGCCCATTGTGCTCATACGACACAACCAACCTGTAGTTAGTCGAATTTGGCTGTCAGGTACACCACGAATTTTTCGTGCATGATCTTTGCGGTCATGTCGTTCTAGCCAATCCACAATCATCAATTTGGCTTCTTTTTTGCCGTAGAAATAATTGTACCAGCTGAATGCTGTGCTCAGTCGGGAAGCACGGCTTTCTATGGGCTGAATAGCCCAAGTTGGCTCCATGCCCATGTGATTTGTATCCGGACTACGCGGATTCAAAGGCTTGACATTGGGTTTAGCCACTACAGCGGGCTTGAGTTTTGTAACAACCATTTAGACTCCTAATTTCGATTACAACGTAATTATAGCATATTGTCCAATTATGGTCAACCAACCCATAAATACTGCATGAGCTTTAAGGAGAATTAAAATTCCACGCCTGTCACTTTACCGCCCCAATCGCACAAACGATTATAAATTTTTTGATCGTACCATATCCGAAATGTTCACTGTAGGCGGTGTAGACATGTACGTCCACAAATACCTAGGACCGATTGCCAAAGACGATGCAGGAAATGCCGACGCCACTTTACCCAAATACAGCTCAAGCAATCCGTTGTTTATTGAAGATTTATTGCTGTTAGAAAATAGGGACCGTGCCTACGACAACGATGTTTATATCATGCGCGGTGTTTATCGTACACAAGACATCGACTTTGATTTAACTCAATTTGGTTTGTTTTTGAACAATGACACGCTGTTTATTACATTTCATTACAATGACATGATTGATACATTTGGGCGCAAACTCATGAATGGCGACGTTCTCGAAGTGCCAAATTTAAAAGATTACAATCCGCTGAATGAAGCAATTCCTCGAGCACTGCCCAAATTTTATGTAATACAAGATGCAAGTTTTGCATCAGAAGGTTTTAGTCAAACTTGGTTACCACACTTGTGGCGCATCAAGGCCACTCCAATGGTAAATGCACAAGAGTACAAACAGATTACGGATCAGCCTTTTGAACCAGAAAATATCTGGGATAACGGCAACTTCTATCCTGCAGGAACTGTTGTTAATTCAGGTAATCAATACTACACCGCTATCAAAAATGTACCGCCTGGGACAGATATTAACAATACAGAATACTGGCAACTCAAGACCAATCCAACAACTGTGACTGATCAGATGAGCACAAGACCCAAAGATCTTGAAATCAATGATGCTATCTTGATTCAATCCGAAGTAGTTGTTCCAAAGTCTGGATATGACGTTGTTAAGTTTTACATTGTGCCGACCAATGCAGACGGTACTCCTGCTGATCCTAGCACTTACACAGCTGATTACACCTATACAGACGCATCAAGAACTGTTAGTAACATGAATACTACACCACAAGGTGATGGATATACAGATGGTTATTTGACCGGGGATGGAAAAGCACCCAACGGGTTACCAGTCACTGCAGGAGTATCATTTCCACCAATGCCAGAACTGGGGCAATATGCATTAAGACTGGATTATTTTCCCAATCGTTTGTTCCGTTACAACGGCACAACCTGGGTTAAAATTGAGGACAATGTTCGTACCCAGCTCACACCTGGTAGCAACAACAATACTTTACGCTCCAGCTTTGTTAACAATACATACACTGTGAAAACAACAGACATAGGCAATATACCTAGTCGTCAGAGTCTCAGCCAGGCATTACAACCCAAGGCCGACAACGGTGATCAAGGAGGCAATTTGCCGCCAAAGCCGTATCCTAATACACAACCGGGACAAAAGTCCAGTTAATTATGCAACAATTCTTTTTTGATGAACAATTAAGACGCTATCTACTACAGTTTACTAGGATGTTCAGTAACTTTCAGGTAGAATATGGTCGCGACCCTCAGTTGGGCATTGAACTATTGCGTGTTCCTGTTCGCTATGGTGATGCATCAAGACAAGCTGCAACTATTATGCAACAGAACAGTGCAAATAGTTTGCCAGCTACACCACTAATGACCTTCTATATTACAGGACTAGACTACGATCGTCCCAGAATGCAAGAACCCTATCATGTGAACAAAATACAAGTGCGTCAACGAACCTATGACGAAGTCACTGATTCATACGAAACCACACAAGGCAATGCATTCACTATTGAACGATTGATGCCTGTACCATATCGCATGACCATTAACTTGGACATATGGACTAGCAACACCAATCAAAAAATGCAACTATTTGAGCAAATTGCCACGTTGTTTAATCCCAGTTTGGAAATACAAAGCACAGACAACTACATTGACTGGACCAGCTTGACCGTGGTAGATTTAGAACGTGTTCAATGGACTTCAAGGACCATTCCACAAGGCAACGAAAACCCCATTGATATTATGACTATGACATTTGGTGTGCCTATCTGGATTTCTAGTCCTGCCAAAATTAAAAAATTGGGCGTGGTTGAACGTATTGTTGCATCTGTGTTTGACGCCAAAGGTGATACTGTTAATGCAATAGTCAACAACGACTTGTTGTTGGGCACAAGGCTAAAAACAACACCATGGGGATATCAAGTTATTCTTATGGATGGGCAGTTGCAGATTGTTAAAAATAGCGAGGTTCTTAATCCAGGCCGCAGTAGCTTAAACTCATTTAGTTTCCCTGTGCAAGAGACTCCAGAAGTGTTGTGGCCCAGTGTAATTAGTTCCTATGGTATTTTACGACCCGGTATTAGTTTTATCACACTGGACAAACCGTGGGCGCCAGATGAATCAATTGTCGGTCACATCAGTATCAATCCAGCAGATGATCGATTGTTAATTTTCAATATTGATCCAGACACTGCTCCACAAAACACATTGAGTCCTGTTGATTCTGTAATTGATCCTTTGATATCCGCACCGGGAGATGGATTACCAGCAGCAGCTCCTGGGCAGCGTTATCTACTAACACGCGACACCGGTGCCACTAGCAATCCAACCAATCCGCCTGCATGGGCCAGTGCACTGGGACAACCACTGATAGCAAAAGCAAATGATATTATTGAATATGTGGATAACCGTTGGAGAATTTCTTTTAACAGTGCTGTCGAACAGGACATACAATATGTAACCAACATTACCACTGGTATACAATATCGATGGGCAGATAACACCTGGGTCAAAAGCATCGATGGATTATACTCTGGGGGCGCATGGAACATAATATTGTAAAAGCAGTAGGTGTTTGGTTTTACTCTTCCACTACCAATAGATATCTTTACCTGCTCAGAAATGATCACAAACATCCAGGGTCGTGGGGATTGCCCGGTGGCAAAATTGAATCAAACGAAAGTCTTCTTGTGGGACTTGAAAGAGAATGCCAAGAAGAAATGGGATCAATGCCAAATTTCACACAGTTGGTACCCATTGAAAAATTTACCAATGCAGACTCTACTTTTGAATACCATACTTTTTGGTGCAGATTAGAAAGCGAGTTTGTGCCTGTGCTCAATCACGAGCACATTGGTTATGCCTGGGTAGAGTCAGGATCATGGCCTAGACCATTGCATCCTGGATTGTGGAACACTGTGAACATCGACACTGTGCAACAAAAAATTGCACAGGTCGAAAGTGCATTACAACATTAAGATCAACACTTCGATTGTGCCTTCATCGCCATCAAAGTTTTCCAGTGCTTTACCAATTACAGAACCCAGTTTAGGATCAGCTTCTGCTCGGGCACGACCATTGCCAGCTGATACCAACATGTCGCCCTTGCGGATAGCACCTTGTACCTTGACTGGGACTCGACCTGCTAGTGCTAGATCTATTGTGAAGTCTGATTCAAGCATGCTATTCATTAAGTGAGCAGGATTGGTAGAAACTACACCTGCAATTCGACGACTTGAGTCTTGTGTGCTAATTGTAACTTCTGAATCGCCGCCAAATTCAACCACTGTGCCAGGTTCGTAGTCTGCATCAGATCGGTACTTTTCTGCCAAGTCGGCGTATTTGGCTGTGTTGGACACACCAATAAAGGTCACACCATACACGTTGTTGAATCTTGCAGCAGTAGCACCCAGATCAATTGTGGCGTTGGCGTTGGGTTGAATTACACCGCTAACTGTCAAACCAGTCAATGTACCAACACTTGTGATGTTACCTTGTGCGGCTGTGGTCACTGTACCTGCTGTGGTTGCCGAACCTGCTGTGGTTGCGCTTGTGGCAGCACCACTCAGTGTGGCTGTGATTGTGCCTGCTGAGAAGTTGCCACTGGCATCACGTGCAACAATAGCACTGGCAGTGTTGGCATTGGTTGCTGTGGATCCCAGTGTGATTGCACCTGTACTGACACTGGCAGTGATACCGCCGCCGTTGGCCAAGCTAGCAACACCTGTGTGCGTGTGATCTGCTCGAGCAAATGTTGTTGCTGTACCAATGGTGTTTGTGCCAATTGTGGTTGGTGTAGTCGAACTGACCTGTCCCAACACAAATGCTGTGGTAGCAAGTTGTGTGGTGTTGGTGTTTTGAGCAGCAGTAGTTGAACTGATGTTGCTGGTAATGGTTGCGTTACCGCCTGAGATATTAGCAGTGGTTGTGATATTGGCAGC